AGGACTAGCTTGATACCTGCGTTCTTTGCACCAAGATTGCCAACAGTGGTGGCTTCATCAATGACTTCGTATGCTTTATTAATTAGAAAGTTATAGTGTGTGTCTGCAGCAACAAGGGCTTCCTTGGCACGAGCACGGATAGCAGCATTGTCTGCAGCCATAGCTTTCCACTGGTTGAGGTGTGATACAACCTTTTGTCGTGGAAGAGCAAGCTCTTTTGAAATCTGTGTAGGGTCTTCTCCCTGCAAATACTTTTCAACCACCTTGTTCATTTCGTCAAGGTGTTCTACTGTTAGGTCCTCAAATGATGTCATACTGCTTTAGCCTTTCGTGGTCTACGCTTTGGGATACGCTTTACACGATCAACAGAGAATGAACGGTATGCTCCAGTTCGTCCTCGCCACATCTCAAAGCAATCTACCCATACCGCACCGTTAGCAGGATTGGTAGTGATCGATTCAAACCTAAAGCGTGTGCCATACTCACCAGTAATCTTGATAAGGTCTCCACGCTCAATGGTGAAGTTCTCATACTGCATTTCGTATACACGGTTAAAAGGATCATTAATCACACTTCCAGTATACTCTGTCTTACGAAGTCTAGCCATTAGTACTCTCCCTGCAGTCGTTTGATTTCATCTTGAATGTAAAAGATAGCCTTCTCAAGATCCTGGATTGTCTTAGCTTCGTCCTTGAGACCAGCTCGCCAGAGATACTTAAAGGCATTGCCAATGTTAAAGTTACGGTGGCGTGTAATCTGAATTGCTTCTACACCACTAGGATCCTGTGTGTAGTGTGGTGGGTGGTTAACTTGGTCAACCGTAATCTTTAGGTTTTCGCTCAACGTCGTGACTTCCTTAATCCGAATTTTGCTAAATAGACATAAATTGTTTCGACACTTGTACCGCACTCTTTAGCAATCTGTTCTGGAGTCTTCTTGTCCACCCAGTATCGCTTTTTAAGCCAAGCCTCGTTAGTGTATAGTTTACCAGCCATAGCCCTATTTGTCAACCTTCTCCCAGTTGCCGATAGCCCAGTGACCGATGCCGATAGCATCTGCAACATCGTTATCAGTGATAGACCTATCATAATAAGTACTAACAAAATGTATTGTTTTATTTTTTCTAATCTCACGTTCTTGCCCCTTGTACCAAGATTCTGACTTACCTGGATTATCCTTGCGAAGCTGCTGCTTCTCTGTTCCAGAAAGCTTAGTGTTTCCAATGTATGCTTGCCAAGTAATTGGGTTAACAGATCCAGCAACCTTGATACCGTTGATCTGTGCAGCACCTAGCATAGCTCCCTGTACGAGTGCTAGGTCTGCAGCAGTCTTAGGACTGTTAATAAACACTGTGTGCTCAATAACGATGCTATCAATGTCGAATTGCTGAAAGAATGAGAGACACTTTCTGGCTGCATCTCCAACTTTCCTGTAGGTATTAGTACCCTTAAAATTGATCTTACCAAAGCGTACAAGCTTTTTGTCTTCAAAGATTGCAAAAGCAAGACTGTTTGTACTTGCATCAATAGAACAAATGGTTCTTGGCTGACTACTAATCGAACTCAATTTTACCATCAGCAATACCCTTCATTTCTTTAAGTGTTTTTAAAACGTCTAACGGATTAATGTCACACGCTGTGCAGGTTTGTTCATCATTATAAATTGACAAGTTAGACCCACAGTTTTTACACTTGCGAATTTTGTTAGCTCTTTTGATCGCTCTATTTTTAATATAGCGTTCTGCAATTTTTTCTTTAGTGGCTTGCTCTCTACATTCTGGTGAGCAGTAAATTTGGTAACTTACTGTTCCAGTAAAAGAGTTATCGCACCATTGACAATGCTTCATCGATTGGCTCCAAGGACTTGATTTTTAACGTCCCCTCACCAGCGAGATCACAAGTAGCCCTGATTGGACAAGTCTTGCAGATCTTTGAGTTAGATCGATAGTTCTTTGCTGGGAGATCTTTATTCTCCCACGCTGCACGAACTTCTCGCATCCAATCAAATGCACGGTCTACCCACCCTTTAAGATAGTCGTTCAGCTCTACTGGAATAACCAACAGTTCGTGGTTGTTCTTGTTTTCGTAGATTAGAACGGCTCTCTGACGATTGAGAATCTTCATATAAATAAGCAACTGTACAAGGTGACCAGTCTTGGGCTTGCCAGATGCCTTTCGATATTCAAATCCTTCATTTGGCATAGTCTTGATCTCGCCAAGGAGATCTTCTCCACCCCACTTAAGAATAACGTCACCGTATCCAAAGATTGGTGGGTCATTGCTTACTACTTTAAATTCAGAATCAACAAGAAGGTCTGGGACATTGCCCATAGCTGCTTGAATACGCTCGTGTGACTTTGTACCAGCAGTCATATTGGCTCCACCATATGCATCTGCATTGTCAGTGAATACCGCACCCTCGAAGGCTAGATACCAGTAGCGTGGACATTCTCCGTGAGAGAATGCAATTGTGCTTGGTGCGAATGTCTTTTTAGTCTGGAACTTATCTACACGATTAATTACGTATCCGTGTTGAATTTTTGCAATTAGCTCTTCAGTGTTGAGGAATGACGAATTGGCATCGTCAGCCTTCTTGAGCATAACCTGTTGCAATAGATTTTTTGCCATAATATTTACCTAGCGAGTTATATACTTCAGAGCTGACACAAGCTGATTAATAGCTTCTGCGGCAGTGTAGTAAATGTTCTTCTTCGCTCTGTCTCCTTTATCTACATTTGTACGCCAAGTTGCTTGGAACTGCATTTTGGCGGCGATAGCCTGTAGGCGAACAATTTCAATTGATGCAACCTGTGCAGGAATATCTGGCTTGAGAATTAACTTGGCAATGAAAGTAAGGGCTTGGGTAAGCTCTTCATCATTCATAAAGTCTGCAACTTCTGCTAGACCGTTTACCATCTCTAGTGTTGTTTTTGGTTCTGTTTCCATTGTTTCCAATTTCTATCGTTCTTTCTATTATACACTACTCAGAGTCTTCAGTCAATTGTTCTAGGATAGATAACTCAATGACTGCTAGTCTTACTTTAGAACTACCCTCGCCAAGTACAATAACAATAGCTGGGTCTTTCTTGTTACGAATTGCATCAGTTGTAGCCTTAGCCCAAACTTCCCTGTTGATAGTAAACGATTTTCCAACCTCTTTAAAGTCAACAACAAACTGTCCCCAAGAGGCATCACCCTTTTGTGTATTCCTACCCGAATTCTTATGCTGAGTCGCTCCAATTCGCTTACTCTCCGATCTCTCGCTCAATATCATCTCTCTTCTTCTTAGTGTTTAGGCTAACTGTACTGACGTGCTTTTCCTTGCACATCCAAGTCATTTCTTTGATCTCGTAGTACCAACGCATTGAGTACACAATATCCTTGCAGGTATGGCAAACAAACTGACCCTTTTCAATATCATATCTATTTGCCATTTAGCTGATCCTCAATAGACTGTCTGAATTCGTCGTTCTCTTTTACATAGTTGATAAACGCTTCTCTACCCTGGACTTTCTTGTCCTCAGACACAATGTACCAAGCACCTGTACGAGACACGATACCTGCCATCTCAGCGGTGTCTACGAGGTCACCAACGCTGTCAATGCCAACCTTGTCCCCACGGAAGTAGAAATCGTATTCGCCGTTCTGGAAGCCTGGAGAGGTCTTAGAGAACTGCAATTCCCAACGAACCTTACGACCAATCTTCTCTTCAATGAGCTTGTCTCCAACTGGAATCTTGCCCTTGATGGCTTGATTATCTGACTCAGAGCTAAACAGTTTGATTACTGTTGACGAGTAGAACTTTGTAGCCTGTCCACCTGTAGGCTGTTGCTGTGTGTACATTGCAGAGATGTTGTTGCGTGACTGTGAGATCAGAACAAACAGTGTTGGCTTAACCTTGTTGTTTGCATAGTTAATCATCTTCCAGGCGTTGCTGAAGTCACGAGACTCTGCACCAATCTGTTTTGTGTTCTCCAACTGCTTTAGTTCGTCAGAGTCCTTCTCGAAGTAGATAGCAGGGAGAAGCGATGTGATCGAGTCTACTACTACCATATCTACACCTGCATTGATTAGAGCTGTGCCTACGTCTACCATCTCATTGATAGTACGAGCCTGTGAGACAATGAGGTTCTCTGTATCTACCCCAAGCTTCTTAGCCCACTCCTCGTCGTATGACATCTCTGCATCGATCCACGCACAGAGTTTGCCTTCCTTCTGGGCAAGACCAATCATCTGTAGACATAGAGACGACTTCGCACTTGATTTAGATCCCCAGATAAGAACCTGACGACCATAAGGCAGTCCACCGTTCAAAGCACGATTTAGACCGTAGCTAGGGGTAGGCTGGAATTCAGTTTTAAACCCTTCTCCAGTGGACAAACGCTTACGAATGCGTGGATCTAGCTGTGCTAGTGCTTCTTCCATTGTTGTCATTATTCAGCCAATCCATTAATCTTATCTGGGACATAACCTGCCCAGCTATCATCGTCTGTAACGACTACAGGTGCTGAACGATATCCTAGACTGATTAGCTTATCAAGAGCACCGATGTCGTGAGTGATATTTACTGTGTCGTATGCAATGTTTAGCTTGTCAAGGTGACGCTTAGTAGCATCACACTGAACGCAATTATCTTTTGTATATACTGTTACTGTCATTAGAATTTTACTCCGTGCTTCTCTGGGCGTGACTTGTTAAATGCCGTCTTCTTTTCAAATGCTTCATCAAGCGAGACGTGTGTGTATTCGTGCTCTACCAATCCAGCATAGAGATCGAATGTGCGAATGAGAATGTCTGCCATTTCATCTGCTACGGCTTCTGGACCGTGTGACTTGCGGATAGCTTCCATAACCTCTACAGCTTCTGACACAATCATCATTAACTGCTTTGTCATAAAGATATCCTTCTGTTCTTGAGAGGCATCCTGGATTACATCCCAGAACCCCTTCTCTACTGCAACCTCGTGCAAGTGTGTTGTTACTTCATCAAACATTAAATACATCCTCCAATATAATAGTTCCTTCTTTAGTTTTTCCGAATGAGAATTTGTATACAGACCCTTCCTTGATCTTCATATATGCCTTAGCAAATGTAGTTGGAAAGACTGTAATGCTGTGCAGTTCTCGTGAAGAGTCTGCTACAACCATATATGCCATCTTTTTACCAGCCTTTGTTACACGAGGTCGGAAAGCAACGACATAAAGTTCATCGTCTTTATAGGGCAACATACGGTAGTTCATATACTTGATAAGTGCAGAATCCGAAGTCTTAGCTTCGTCTACAGGAATTGCAGACGAGATTCTGTTGTCACTTGCAAGAATAATGTATGTTCGTCCTGTCTCAATCTTTGTATCTTCATCGTCAAAGATACCGACAGTACCTGTCTTGTCTAGAATTTCTACACGAGACCAACCCTTACCACGCTTGATGTTCTTGACCATACCCATAACAATGAATGCACCCTTTTCTTCGTACTCTTCTGCTTCAGAGATGTGTACGTGATAGTGTGATGGGACAACCATATTGAATTCTGGTAGGTTTAGATACTCGTATAGGTTCTCTTTGATCTCTTCATCATTACGAGGATTGTCAGTAAACGTTGCTGCTCCTACTAGGCGTAATGCTGACAATGCACGAGAGTTTACTCCATTACCCTTGCCAAATGTAAACTCTTCAAGCTCCTTGTACGAGTTGAATGGTCGAGCAGACATATACTTCTCTGCAATGTTGTCTGAGATGTACTTGATTCCACTAAGACCAAATCGAATACCCTTGCCCTCAATCTTGAAATCATTGTCTGATTCATTAATGTGTGGCAACTTGATTGGAATACCCATACGCTTTGCTTCAATAAGATATTCTGTACGAGCATCCTTGTCCTTCTCGTTCTTGAGAAGAGCAAACATAAACTCTAGTGGGTAATAGTACTTGAGCCAAGCGGTCCAGTAGGATACCGTTGAGTATGCTACAGCGTGTGACTTGTTGAACGAGTACCCTGCGTGAGCCTCAAAGTCGTGCCAGAGTTCTTCAGCGATGTTAGGTGAAACAAAACGTGATGCACCCTTTACGAACTGGTCCTGGAACTGCTTGAACTCCTTAGCATCCTTCTTCTTACCAATGATCTTACGAACCTTATCAGCAGTAGCCATTGACATACCGCCCATCTCCACACAAGCTTGCATAACCTGCTCTTGGTAGAGAATACATCCGTAGGTCTCTTCTGTGAACTGCTTCATCACCTGGTGGTGATAGGCAATGTTCTGCTTGCCGTGCTTACGAAGGATGTAGTCCTTACCAATGGTGTTCATAGCACCTGGACGAACAAGAGCGTTGGAGGCAGCAAGCTCCGCAAAGTTCTTGACCCCCATCTTGACGAGCAGGTTGGTATATGGCGTAGCTTCACACTGGAAGACACCCTTTGTGTAACCATCAGAAAGCATACCGTATACGTTACGGTCTTCCATATTGATATCGTGAAGGTCAATGCTCTCACTAGTACGCTCATTAATAATACCGAGAGTGTCCTGAATAACAGATAGTGTCTTAAGACCCAGAGCATCGATCTTGATAAGACCAATACGTTCTGCTTCTTCCATATCTACGGCTACGACAGGGATACGCTCCTTGCTACCTGGCGATGTACGAGTCTCTAGTGGAGCGAACTTGAAGATAGGCTCTTTAGAAGTAACAACACCAGCAGCGTGGATACCAGTACCACGAATTCGACCACGAAGGAGTTCTCCATACTTTTCAATCTCTGGATACTTAAGTCGGAACTCTTCTGTAGACTTTGAGTTGCAGTAGTCGTCCCAGTCGTCAACAAGCTTAAGTACTTTGTTAACGTCAGGAAGTGGGATGTTAAGCACACGAGCAATGTCTCGCACGATACCCTTGCCCTTGAACTGCAAGAACGTAGCAATAGAGGCAACGTGACGATACTGGCGTACAAGATAGTCCTTAACTTCTTCACGACGGTTATCCTGAATATCGGTATCGATATCTGGGAAGTCGTTACGCTCTGGGTTAATAAATCGGAAGAACAGGAGACCGTGAATGATTGGGTCAATGTCTGTAATCTCAAGCGAGTAGCAGAGAAGTGAGCCAGCAGCAGAACCACGTCCTGGTCCTACCATAATACCTTCCTTCTTAGCCCACGCAATCATTGAACGTACAACTAGGAAGTATGGACCAAAGTTTTTGTCTCCAATAATCTTTAGCTCTTCGTCAAGGCGGTCAAGGTACTCCTGGTTTTGGTCAAGACCCTTAGCCTTAAGACCTTCCATAGCAAGACTACGCAACTCTCCATCTGGGTCTTGGTACTGTACAGGAAGAAGGTTGCGGTGATCTTCGATCTCATAGTCCTCAATCTTGTCAACAATCTCAAGTGTGTTGTCGTACATATCTTGACGAGTAATGCCCTGAGCACCCATAGCATTGTGCATCTCTTCATCGGAAAGGAGGTGGATTTCAAAGTCACGGAAACTCATTTGGCGGTCTGCACCATAGAGGTAATCTAGACGGTCCATAAGGTTCTCGTGCTTGGTGCTACCAGAATATGTGGCATCCTTCTGCACCTTGTTTGAATAAGTGTTAAGGATTAGTTTAAGTTCCTGGATCTCACGCTGGCTTGTGTCTGCGTGGTGGCAGTCAGGTGTGACGATAGGCTTAATGCCAAATTCATCTGCAAGCTCAAGAATTACATTGTTGACCTCTGCAGGGTTGTGTGGCATTACCTCGATGTAGTAGTCGTCTCCAAATACATCCTTAGCCCACTTAAGGTGCATCTTTGCAGCAGCAAGATTGTCTGCTTCAATAGCCTTGGCTAGATACCCTGAGAGGCATCCAGATGTGATGATAAGTCCTTCTTTGTACTGTTCTAGGATAGCCCAGTCCATACGAGGCTTCTTAAAGAATCCTTCAGTCCACGCAATCTCATTCAGCTTGTTGAGGTTCTCAAGACCCTTGGGGTTCTTAGCAAGAATAATAAGGTGGTTATAGTTAAGGTCAAGTGGGTCGTTCTTGTCCTTCTTGTCTTCGTGGTCGAAGCGGTCTTTGGCAATGTACCCCTCGATTCCAAGGATGGGCTTGATACCTGCTTCTTTGGCAGCACGATACATTTCTCGGTGTCCTGAGAGGGAACCGTGGTCTGTGATTGCAATCGCTGGCATTCCCAACTCAACGGCACGATCCACATATTCCTGTGGTGTGGCAATTCCGTCGAAGAGTGAGTAATGCGTGTGAACGTGAAGTCCAGCGTAACTCATAAAATCCTTACGTTAGTAGATGAAAGTTTAGATAGGCAGTTTTAAGAGATGCCCAGCTCATAGATTTTACCAGTCTGCGTTAGTTGCAGAGGTAGCTGATGGAGCATCAAAACCGAAGTAGAATGCTTCCTGTTCAGCGTAAGGAATCTCACGAAGAACATTGTCAAGGCTGTTAGCCTCAACCTTTGTCCAGTCGAAAGGCTCTGTGTCAGGACCCTTGGGGATCAATGTGTAGCTGGTTTCAGTTCCCTGTCCATTACGCTTGATCTTCCATTCAAGGTTTGAAATACCGTTGGTGTCCCCATAGAACTCCATAAGCATTGGCACTGCTGACTGCTTCGAGATACCCTGCGACCATACAGCCACGTAGGGGTCCTCAAGACCATCATCAACGAGTACGTTGCAGTAGAAGCGGTTACGTGCTCGCCATCCAGACTTAGGCTCCTTACGAGCCATCTCACAGCCGTAGCAACGACCTTCTGAATCAATTGTACAAGCAGCCTTACGCTTGTAGTCCTTGGGATTAGTGTGTTCTGCAAAGACCACGGCAAGACCACGATCTTCTGCATAGTGTGCTGAATCTGCATCCAGCTCTTCGACGAATCGAATTGTGGCAGACTGTCCGTCAGCAAGCTTAAGCCAACGAACCTTTGTGCCTTCGTACTTTGGTTTTTCGAGTAGGGCGTTTAGATTCTTAAGTCCCTTAATTCCACTCATATGTTTCTCCTTGTGTTGTTGAGGTTATCAGTTTAGCATAGATACTATAGATTTGTCAAATGTGACATCCAGATTTTTTATATCTTCGTCTAACATATCTCCGATATCCTTATATTGTTTATCTAGTTGAACGACAGATACACGAGAGCCAAGCTTTTCGATAATCTTGTCCTTCATATTCCCACCTGCTTCATCGTTATCTGCAATAACATAAACATTATTGAAATACTTTTTTAACAGGTCGATTTGGAAGTTGGAAACATTAGCCCCTAGTGTGGCTACTGCTGGCATTCCAACTTGGTCAAGGCGGATAGCATCGAAAGATGATTCGACAATAAACACCCTGTCTGCTGTCTTTACCCTATGTAGGTTAAACAGAAGTTTTGCTTTTGGTAGTCCTGGAGTATTCTTGAACTCCTTGCCTTCTACCGATCTACCCACGAACCCTACAGCCATACCGTCTGGGGAGTGAACTGGGATAGTTACCATATCTTGTTTCTCTGAGAATCCAAGCTTAAACTTGTTAACCGATTCTTCAGTAATTGATCGACCAGCATAGTAACGCATTGCACGAGGTGCATCTAATGCTTGTTGGTTTAGTCTTTGCACAAGAAGTTCGTCAAATTGAATATAGTCAGGCTTAACGATTAGCTTTTGGTTTACTTCGTCTGGCAAACTTGATTCGGTTTCCTTAGACTTAATAAAACGTGCTGCTTCGAAATATGTACGACCAGAATACTTGATAACTAGGTCTGTAAGATTGCAAATGTGTTGGCAGGAAAAGCAGAAAAATACACCACTACGCTTGTCTACCTCACCAGCTGGTGTACGGTAGTTACCGTGAAAGGGGCAGAAAATAATATAATCAGAGTCTACTTCTGATTCTATCGTTATGCCTGATCCTGTGAGAACTCTTTTGATTTGCTCTTGAGTGAAGGTATTATTGTTGTTCCGTCTATTCCTGATGTCCATTGTGATTTGCTCTTTCCTATGTATACTCCGTACATTGATATTTCGAATTCGTAGTATTGTTTTTTATGATTATACTCTAACGTCCAGTCAATGTCAATATCTAATCTAGGGACATATCCTGTTAGCACCATTTCAGCCTTTAGAAGCCTAGCATATTCTTCTTTCATTCTGCCAATTGATCCGTCGTCTGCGATGATTCCATCTAGACTAAACATCCTAATTGGTTTATGGTGTATGTTTTGCATACTCCATTATAACTAGTTATCTTCAAAGTCCTTGTACTTGTACATACCCTTGTCAAAATCAGTCTCGATAAAGAACTCGCCCATAAAGCCGTTACGGTTCTTACGGAATACACACTCAATAACATCTGAGTTTGTAGCACGTCCCAGAGCCAATACCCAGTCGGCATCGTATGCAATCTGTCGTGACCACGCTGTTTGACCAAGCGTAGGAACGGTATCTAGCTTGTTAACGTCGTCTGGTGTTGCTGAGGAGATAGCGATAATTGGAATCTCTTCACTAATAGCCATAAGCTTTAGTTCACGAGAGAGGTTCTTCATACGTACCGTTTCGTTGTCTGCCTTTTGGTTTGGCGACATAAGTTGCAAGTAGTCTACAATGATGAAGTCTGGCTTGTATTGGTCGATCTTTCCTCGAAGAACTGAAGGTGTAACCTCTCCACCAGAATCGTTAGAAATGATATGGAACTCAGGCTTGCCCTGAAGATTCTTCTCGTGCCAAGACTTCAGCATATCCAGCTCTACCTGACCACTGGAGAGCTTACGGTGAGACCAAAGACCATCACCCATAATTGTAAAGACACGGTTACGAACCTCTGTCTCGCTCATTTCAAGGCTGATAACCATAGGTGACTTGCCCTGTCTCCAAGCCTGTACCGCAAAGTAAAGCGATAGCCACGACTTACCAATACCTGGATAGGCAAGGAATACCCCCAGCTGTCCTGGCATAATTCCAGCAGGAAGGTAGTTGTCGAATCCTGGCAGACCAGTCTTAATACCTGTTACGCCAAGTGCCGTCTGTTCCTGTACCTGCTTATAGTAAGCAACTGCATCGTCAAGATCAGTCACATCAATGTCACGAATAGCTGACGTATTCTTCTTGAGTTCTGATGTTAATGTGATTAGTGATTCAAGTGCTTCAACACCCTTACCGCCCTGAACGTCGGTTGCGGCATTGCGGATAATATCCTTTAGACTATCGTTAAGATACTCTGCCTGAAGTTCATCGAGGTGGTGCTTGGTTGCACCTACTCCAGAGACTGGTTCAAAGTCACGGAACTTGTCTACAACCAAGCTTGTTGGAGGGACAGTTCCATTGTTCTCAAAGTAGTTTCTGATGAAACCCCAAATATCATTATGTGTGCGTAGAAGGTTGTCCACATTAGCCTGAAGAAGAACAAACACCTGCTTGTCTTCCAGTACGGCAGAGATTAGCTTTGCCTCTATGTTACTCATTCAACCACTCCTTTGCCTTCTTACGGCGTTCTGCTCTATCAATAGCATCTTGTTTTTGTGCTGATACCGCATCAACTAGCTTCTCGGCATTGTTAATAAAGAATGACCAGCTTGGGTTCTGACTTGCTTCGAAATAATACTCTAGCAGTGTATAGCATTCTGGTAAACCAAAAGATTCAATGAGTGCATCTGCAGCCCATTGCTCTTTGTTTAGATTAAGTACAGGCTTTACCTCATACTTTTGCAGGTGCAACCTGCTATAGCGACTGAGCAAAGCCATACGGTCTTTGCGTTCAGCCATTATTCAGGAATCTCAGATTTTGCTTCGTTGATCTTTTCAACAAGCTTTGCCTCAACAAAACTGTATACACGATCAAACGCATCCTGAATTGTTTCTCCGTCACGGCGTGAATCAACTACGCCAAGATCAATACGGAGTGATTGAAAGTTGCCAAGATTGAGCGTATAGCCCAATGCAACGTTTACTTTAGTTCCTTCGTTTTCCATTTGTCTCTCCTTATGGATTAAATACTTTCGGACCAAACAGGAACAAACCTGCCGTCTTCAGTTCTCGTATATGTAAGTATACCATCTCCCATACGCCTTGTCAACTCCTGTGGCGAGGGTGTGATATCGTTTGTAATTAGTTTGTCCTTGCGTGGTCTACCAATGTGGTATGTAGCAAGTATATCACGAATATCTTTTACTTGTGATTCGGAGTAGTAGCATCGTACCTGCCAGGCTCTACCGCCACCTTTTTGTGCTCCCATTGGCTCTGGAATGACACCACGCTTCATTAGGCTTGGCATATACTT